AAAGGAGTACCATGCGAAATATCAGTCAACCCCTAACTTTGATACTCTTGAACAAATCGTTAAATCCGAAATCTCACAAGAATTGGTTGCTAAAATCGTTCTTGATACTATTTCACAAATCAAAGATGCTCCATTTGAAGGGACTCAATTTGTTCAAGAAAAGGCTTTGAAGTTTTGTAAACAACAAGAACTTCAAAAAGCGATGGACAAATCTCAAAAGATTATCACAGAAGGTGATTTTGAATCTTATGATAAAGTTGAGGGATTAATTCGTTTGGCGTTACAAGTTGGAGAAAGAGATATGGGTACAACCGATATCTTTTCTAACCTTGATACGGTATTAGATGAGGATTTTAGACACCCAATTCCGATTGGAATACCAGGTATTGATAGATTACTTAAGGGAGGTCTTGCAAAAGGTGAGATAGGTGTTATATTGGCTCCTACGGGGGTTGGAAAATCTTTGCCGTATTCTGAACCGGTTTTAATGCCAACAGGATGGGTGACGATGGGTGATATTAAGATTGGGGATAAAGTTGTTGGTAGTGATGGTAAAGAACAATATGTGTTGGGTGTATATCCACAAGGTGTAAGACCGATTTATAAAGTAGAATTTACTGATGATACTTTTGTAAATTGTGATGAAGAACATCTTTGGAGTGTTAACACACTTAATATGAGAACTTCTAAGACAAGAGGTAAGGGTGGTAAGTCAATATATAGACCAAACTTTGGTTATAAAGTTGTAAAAACTTTGGACATGATGAATGACATTAAAAAGAGAGGTCGTTATAATTATAGATTACCTGTGGTAAGTCCTGTGGGTTTTGAAAAAAGAGAAGTGTTAATAGACCCATATTTAATTGGATTATTATTGGGTGATGGTAGTATATGTGATAGTGGTGTCCGTATAAGTACTAAAGATGATGAATTATTTGATTCTATAAGTTATTTAGATGAACATACTTCATATAATGAATATTATAGAACAGAAACCAACAGTATAAAATCAATAAACTTAAAAGGTGAAATTAAAAAACGACTTAAAGTTTACGATTTATTAAATAAAAAATCTAATAATAAATTCATACCAAAAGATTATCTTTATAATTCATTGGATGTTAGAATTGCTTTGTTACAAGGTTTAATGGATACTGATGGGTATGTTGACAAAAAAGGAACTGTTCAATTTACGACAATATCGGAACAATTATGTAATGATGTAAGAGAGTTAGTATTATCTTTAGGAGGCACTGCTAGGGTTAACAATAAAATACCTACTTATAATTATAATGGGGAGAAAAAAGAAGGTCAATTGGCTTATACAATAACAATGTCGTTTGCCAATAATATTGTTCCATTTAAATTATTAAGAAAGGTTGGTAGATATTATAAGAGAACTAAATATGTTGAACAGAAATATGTTAAGTCAATAACTTATTCCCATGATGAGGAAGCAGTATGTATTAAAGTTTCTAATCCTGATGAACTATATGTGACAAGAGATTATGTGTTAACTCATAATACAACTATCTTAACCAAAATTGCTAACACGGCATTTAATCTTGGGTATAATGTTTTACAAATCTTCTTTGAAGACAATCCGAAGATTGTCCAACGTAAACACTTTACCTTATGGACTGGTATTGAACCTGATAATTTGGTTCAACATAAAGAAACTGTGATGGGTAAAATTACGGAGATTAAAGAGACAATGAAAAATGAGTTGATTCTAAAGAAATTACCTTCAGACACTATGACTATGAGTCAAATCAAAAATCAAATTAGAAAGATGATTGCTGACGGAACAAAAATTGATTTAGTTCTTTTGGACTATATTGATTGTGTGGTACCTGAAAGTAGTTCTAAAGATGAGTGGAAGGCCGAGGGGTCAGTAATGAGAGGATTTGAGGCAATGTGTCATGAGTTATCATTGGTAGGTTGGACAGCAACACAAGGTAACAGGTCATCAATCTCTTCTGAGGTTGTAACTACTGACCAAATGGGTGGGTCAATTAAGAAAGCTCAGGTAGGTCATGTTATCATATCGGTGGCAAAAACATTACAACAAAAAGAAATGAATTTGGCCACTATAGCAATTACCAAGTCACGTATTGGTAAAGATGGGGTCGTATTTGAGAACTGCAAGTTCAACAACGAACTCCTTGAAATAGATACTGAAAGTTCTGTAACTTTCTTAGGGTTTGAAGAACAACAAGAAGAAAGAAAACGTGATAGAGTTAAAGAACTTTTAGAAAAAAGAAAACAAAGAGAACAAAACAATAACACAAATTAAATATTTATTTTTTCACGAAAAAACATTAATTTTTTTATTAAAATTATGAGGCAATAACCAATAGTATTAATATTTAATATTAAAATCGGTGATTTTTTTACAAAAACAAAAAAAATTAAAAATGGAAATTTCAAACAGAATTTTATCGGAAATTACAGTGTATATGAAATACGCTAAGTACATTCCCGACTTAAAGAGAAGAGAAACTTGGTACGAATTAGTAACAAGAAACATGGAGATGCATATCAAATCGTATCCCCATTTAGAACAAGAGATAAGAGACAATTATCATTTTGTTTATAATAAACAAGTATTACCATCTATGAGGTCAATGCAATTTGCGGGGAAACCAATTGAGATTTCTCCAAACAGAATTTACAACTGTGCTTACGCTCCGGTTGATGATTGGAGAGTATTTTCAGAGATTATGTTCCTATTATTAGGTGGAACAGGTGTTGGTTATTCAGTTCAAAAACATCATGTAGATGAATTACCTGAAATCAGAAAACCAAATGAAAGAACAAGAAGATGGTTAGTTGCAGATTCAATTGAAGGATGGGCGGATGCGGTTAAAGTGTTGGTTAAATCATATTTCTTCGGGGGTTCAAAAATTGAATTTGATTTTAGTGACATCAGAGCAAAAGGTGCGAGATTGGTTACATCGGGTGGTAAAGCACCAGGACCTCAACCACTTAAAGAGTGTTTGATTAAACTTGAAGGTATATTGGAAGCTAAACAAGATGGTGACAAATTAAGACCAATTGAGGTTCACGATATGGTTTGTCACATCGCTGACGCCGTCCTAGCAGGGGGGATTCGCAGAGCAGCTCTGATAAGTTTGTTCTCGGCAACAGATGATGAAATGATTAGTTGTAAGTCAGGGGCTTGGTGGGAAACAAATCCACAAAGAGGAAGAGCAAACAACTCGGCGGCTTTATTAAGACACAAGATTACCAAAGATTACTTTATGGAGCTTTGGAAAAGAATTGAAGCGAGTGGAGCGGGAGAACCGGGAATTTACTTTACAAACGATAAAGATTGGGGAACAAACCCTTGTTGTGAAATTGCACTTCGTCCATTCCAATTTTGTAATCTTTGCGAAGTGAATGTTTCAAATGTTGTAAATCAAGAAGATTTTGAATCAAGAATCAAGGTCGCTACGTTCATTGGAACACTTCAAGCAGGATATACAAACTTTCACTATTTAAGACCAATTTGGCAAAGAACAACTGAAAAAGATGCACTTATTGGCGTATCAATGACAGGTATTGGTTCAGGTGCGGTACTAGGATTAGATATGAAATCAGGCGCGAAAATTGTTAAAATTGAGAATGAAAGGGTTGCTGGATTATTAGGTATTAATAAATCTGCAAGAACGACTACGGTTAAACCTGCTGGAACAACATCATTAACACTTGGAACATCATCAGGTATTCACGCTTGGCACAATGACTACTACATTCGTAGAGTTAGAGTTGGAAAGAATGAGGCGATTTACACTTATTTAAGAGACAATCATCCTGAACTAATTGAAGACGAGTACTTCCGTCCACACGACACTGCGGTTATTGGTATTCCACAAAAAGCTCCGGAGGGGTCAATTTTGAGAAACGAATCACCAATTCAATTATTGGAGAGAGTTAAAAAGGTTCATATGGAATGGATTAAACCGGGACACAGAACGGGAAGTAATTCACATAACGTATCCGCAACAATATCAATAAGAGAACACGAATGGCCGGCGGTTGGTGAATGGATGTGGACTGAACGGGAGCACTACAATGGCTTGTCAGTTTTACCCTATGATAATGGCTCATACGTTCAAGCACCTTTTACCGATTGTACTAAGGAAGAATATGAAAAACTAATGGAAACATTAAAAGATGTTGATTTATCTAACATTATTGAAATGGATGATGATACAAATTTAAGTGGAGAATTAGCTTGTAGTTCGGCCGGATGTGAAATAAAGTAGTTATAAAAAAATAAAAAAAATAAGCCGGATTATGTCCGGTTTTTTTATTATTGGTGATATTTATAATAAACACTAATTATGTTATTAAAAGAAAATTCAATAAGAAAAGAAAAAATTGTTAAAGGAAAAAATAGATATTATAATTTTATTTTTGAATGTGTTGGATGTGGGACAGAATTGAACGTTCAATCATCATCATTAAAAACACATTCGGGTAAATGTAGAAGATGTTCACAAATAGGGGAACCATATAGACATATTTATACTGAATTAAAAAACAAAAAAAGAGAAAATAAAATTACTGTTGATTTGACATTCAATGAGTTCAAAGATATTATAGAAAACAAAAATTGTCATTATTGTGAATCTGAAATTATGTATCATAAACACACAAGAAATTGGGGTAAAATGAATAGTAGAGCACACCAACTAGATAGAAAAAATAATGACTTAGGTTATACAAAAGAAAATGTTGTCACTTGTTGTTGGGAATGCAATAGGTTAAAATCAGATAGATTTACTTATGAAGAATTTATTCAGTTCTCACCAATTTTAAAGAAAATACAAAGTGAAAGAAAACGAAAAGAAACCCCCTAAACTTCTCCATTCTCATTATTATATGGATGGGGCGAGATTAGTATTTACTGAACATTTTCATTTAAAGAGAGGTTACTGTTGTGGGAATAATTGTAGACATTGTCCATTTGAACCCAGGGCACAAAAAGGAAACACTACTATATTTATAGACAATGGCTAACGGAGTAACATACGGTTTAAATTTCCCCTTTAGGGATTCCAGAAGGGGTGATTATTTGGAATTAACTGAATTTCAAGCACAAGAAATTAAAGCTGACCTCATTCATTTGTTATTAACTAGAAAAGGTTCAAGATATTTTTTACCGCAATTTGGTACAAGATTGTATGAATTTCTTTTTGAACCGTTTGATGGACTAACATTCAATGCAATTGAATCGGATATTAGGGATGCAATTGAAAACTTTATGCCTAATTTATTGGTAAATAGTTTAAGTATTACACCGGCAGACCCACAAGAAGAAGTTGATATTGCAACAGGTCAAAATTTAGTTGGAAGTAGTGAATCATCAATTTACAGATTCCCTGGTAAAGGAACTTCAGAATATACTGCAAAAATAAGAATAGATTACTCAACCAATGGTTCTACTTTTGGACAAAGTGATTTTGTAATTATCAATATTTAAATAAGATGGCAAATAATAGAATATCATATACAAGTAGGGATTATCAGTCAATAAGAACTGAACTCTTAAACTATGCAAAAACATATTATCCTGATTTAATTCAAGATTTTAATGACGCTTCGGTATTCTCTGTATTCCTTGATTTAAATGCTGCGGTTGCAGATAACTTACATTATAATATTGATAGAAGTATTCAGGAAACCGTATTACAATATGCACAACAAAGGTCTTCAATTTATAACATCGCAAGAACTTATGGTTTGAAATTACCAGGTCAAAGACCTTCAGTTGCTTTGGTTGATTTCTCAGTTACGGTTCCTGCTTATGGTGATAAAGAAGATGAAAGATATCTTGGAACATTGACAAGAGGTTCTCAAGTGGTAGGTGCTGGTATTGTTTTTGAAAATGTTTATGATATTGATTTTGCGTCTCCATACAATGCTCAAGGTTTCCCGAATAGATTAAAAATACCTAATTTTAATGCCAACAATGTTTTGGTGAATTATACAATTACAAAAAGAGAAGTGGTTGTAAACGGTATCACCAAAGTATTCAAAAGAGTTATAAATGCAAATGATGTAAAACCATTCTTTGAATTATTCTTACCTGAAAAAAATGTTTTAGGTATCACAAGTGTATTGTTAAAAAACGGTACCAGCTATACAAACACACCAACAACTGCCGAATTTTTAGGTTTAGAAAACAGATGGTATGAAGTAGACGCGTTGGCGGAAGATAGGGTGTTTGTTGAAGACCCTACAAAAGTTTCTGACCAACCAGGTATTAAAGTTGGTAAATACATTCAAACACAAGATAGATTTATCACAGAATATACTCCTGAAGGATTTAAAAAGATGACATTTGGTGGTGGAACAAATACCGCTCAAGACCAATTGAATCAATTTACAACTTTAGGTACAACATTAGAATTACAAAAATATTCAAACAACTTATCTTTAGGGGCAACTTTAACACCTAACTCAACACTGTTTATTCAGTATAGAGTCGGTGGTGGACTAGCAACAAACTTGGGAACAAATGTTATTAATCAAATTGGTACGGTTTCTTTCTTTGTTAATGGTCCTTCAGAAACAACAAACTCATCGGTTGTGAACTCTTTAAGATGTGTTAACGTAACTGCTGCTGTTGGTGGTGCGGGAATACCATCATTGGAGGAAATTAGAAATTATGTTTCATTTAACTTTGCGGCTCAAAAAAGAGCGGTGACGGTTCAAGATTATGAATCGTTAATTAGAAACATGCCGGCTCAATTCGGAGCACCTGCAAAAGTATCAATTACAGAAAACGATAACAAAATCTTAATTCAAATTTTGTCTTATGATACTTCAGGTAAGTTAACAAACATTGTATCAAATACATTGAAACAAAATATTGCAAATTATTTATCAAACTACAGGATGATGAATGATTACATTTCAATATTCACTGCTGAGGTTATTGATTTAAGTTTGGATATCTCAATCGTTTTGGATTCTGCTCAAAACTCAGGTCAAGTTATTTCAAGTGTGGTGGATAAAGTATCTACATACTTCAATCCTCAAATCAGACAACTTGGACAAAACGTATATCTTTCTGAGATTAGAAGTTTAATTCAAAATACAAATGGTGTTTTGACGGTTACGAATATAGATGTATTTAACGAGGTTGGCGGACAGTACTCATCGGCTGAAACATCAATGGAATACTCAAACCCTGAGACAAAATTGATTGGTCCTGTTGATGATACGATATTTGCACAACCATCTCAAGTGTATCAAGTTAGATACCCAAACAAAGACATTAGAATCTCTGTTAAGAACTTCCAATCAGTTACTTTTTCATAACAAGTTTATTTTCTTTTATTTTAATTTATAATTTAATCACGCGGTCTATTTTAAAAATTCCACATAAACTATTTATAAATTAAAGTAACTTGATGGGTCAATCATATAGAATAAGGACTGAGTTAGGGGTTAATAAAACAATAAATGTTCAACTGGACCAACAGTTTGAGTTTTTAGAAGTATTATCATTAACACTACAACAGGAAGATGTATACGTAAAAAGTTGTGCGGAATATGGAGTTGTTGTAGGTAGAGTTACCGCAAATAATGGATTTGGGATTCCAAATGCTAGAGTTGCAATCTTTATTCCTATTGAATCAGTTGACCAATCAAATCCTTTAATTTCAAGTATCTATCCGTACAAATCTCCTAATGATAGAAATGAAGATGGATATAGATACAATCTTTTACCGTATGAAAAATCATATTCAACACACGCCTCAACGGGTACGTTACCCACAAGATTAGATGCTTTAACGGGTAATACTGCGATTGAAATATACGACAAGTACTACAAGTTCTCTTCAAAAACAAATGAAAGTGGTGATTACATGATTATGGGTGTACCACAAGGTAAC